AGTTTTGATATTGTCTCCCTGAGACCAGATTGTTTAGCCTTATTCTTGACGTACATCTCGATGATTCGTCGTTTCTCTTTAGTCACACTCTCTTGGTCGTCACCTTCCCATACTAGCCAATCATCATTAGGGAATACAGCGTCTAAGTAGGCTGCATGTAGATTATCTCTGATTTGTGCTAACTTAGGTAGTGTGGTAGAATTACGCCATGGTAGAGAATTATTAGTTGTTGTACTAGTATCTGTAGCAAACAGATAATTACGTATCTCTTTCTGTTCTGTTTCCCAAGGTGCACGTTGTATGCGCCACTTAGAATATACATGCATAAGTTTGTATGCTAGATTATCACCAGATACCAACTCATCCAACTGAAGTGTTTTACTCATATTCCCCCAAACCTCGAAAATTTAACTACATTTGTACTTACAGGAGCACTCATCATAGAGGATGGTGCCTTAGATATAGCGACAGCATTAGACACTGCATCCTTCAAATCGTCATGGGGAGGGTTCCTTAATACCAATTCTTCTTCAAGAAGTTGAGTATTCCCACCCTTATAATGCCAGATAGTTCTGTTCTCATATCTATGACCTAACACAGCTTCAATTCGTTCAGCTTTATCTCCTTCATTCCTTGATGGTCTGTACTCATCAATAGTAATTGGCAATCCTTGTGGTTTTATATACTGCTCTTTAAGCTCACGTACAATAGCTTGTTGTGCGATAGTAACCTCACACCTCCACTTACGGACAGACCACTTACTATACATATCAAGCATATTGCTAAAGTACTCAGATATTCTGTCTGTCTTGAATCTTAATAAATCCAATATATATACATTAGATGAAGAATCAATACCTATCACAGCTACTGCAGAACTATCAGAATGTCTCCTTTGAGAGAATGCAAAGTCCATTGCAGCAAATAAAGATAACCTATTTCCATTGAAATACCAATTATCATCTTTGCACGTTAGAAACTTCTTATCGTAATACTGGAAGTTGTTCTGTGTTAGAACACCATTCTCACTCTTATTAGGATCATTGTAGTACTGTGAAGTAAAGTGTGATATATCTTGGTATTTAGCCTTAATACGAGCTAGTGTAGGTTGATCAAACCCAAAGGATTTACCATCTCTACGACTACTTCTAGGCCATAAGAACTCGCCATCAGTTTCTACAACCCGTTCAAACACATCATAAACCTTCTCTTCCACTTCATCCCCATTCTCATCATATACAACCTCATTCATATTGATAAGAGTGTTATACAAGTCTTGTGGGTGGTATCTAGTACCAACAACAACTTCTTCAGCATCAGGTTCTTCAATAGATGCTAACTGAGAATAGAGCATTGCTACCTTCTCTCTACCATCATTAGTGTAAGCATTACGTGGTTCAACCAAGTCATCTAGGATAACCTTAGTAGCATGGAACCCTGTAGTACCACCAGTAAGACCAATAGCCTTGATTGTAGGATCTCTAGTACCTTCAGATGCTCTAGTAGGGTGATCTACAATTATTTCAGATGCATTCCATTTCTCCCTTTTCCCTTCATCCTCGTTAATCATCTCAGGCCAATACCTGCGATAGATTTTAGACTCGAATATTCCTTTAATAGAATGTAGTTGTAACTCAGCTAGAGCTGAAGTAGATGATACATATAGAAGAGTTTCAGCAGGATTCCTAGTTATCCACCATGCAGCTAAGTAAGCTACCATTCTACTTTTGAGATGACCTCGAGGAAGCAGTATCAACTTATTCTTTCTCTGCTTAGAAGAGGTAGACCATGATGCTAATTCATCATGGATACTACCTAAGTGCATATAAGGGGCGACTAATCTAATAAAAGTCATTAAATCTGATTCAGCCGCCTCTCGTATTAATTCTTTATCAGTCTTTGCCATAAATACTACTTTGGTGCGAATACCAACTTTCCCATGTATGGCGGTCTAATTGGTAATAGCTGCCTTCTCCAATGAGTTTAACAATTCTATCTCTATACTCTTGTAACGATCTATCAAGGGTATCTCTATTGAAACAGACTCTGTCTGCCTTATCGGTGCTTCTGGGAACTTTGGACAAGATACTAACACGGGATTGCTCGCGCACCCTGTCAATAGTATTAGTAAGAGTGGTAATTTTTTCTTTATATCTTTCATTTATATCCTTAATTACTAAGTTAGAACGTTTCTCTATGTATTTATTACGTTTATCCGCTTCTTTGGCTTGGTGTTCAGCATATATGCGATAATCTCTCTCTTTCTCATACTCCCATTTATACACCAGAGCAGTGCCAGATAGTGCAATTGTTAGAGCTGTGAATCCTGCCATAGCATATGATAGTATCATTTTAAATCCGTATTAGAGTTGTATAGTTTTAGTAAGTGTCCTAATAGAAGGGTTACTGGAACTTGAATAGCTGCAATAACTATTGCTATATCTGTACCTGATAACTGTGTATTCATTGCAAACTTTACTGACCAATCAGTGACAAAGTAGACTAACCATCCACAATACACTATGATCAATCTACGGAACATCTTAAACTCTTTAAACTGCGTGTCAATCCATCTTAAGAAACCCATTCCCCAGTCTCCATTTGTTTAGCCATGCGTTTAGCCCTTGCAGGAGTCTGACGTGCCCAGAGGCTATTTAACATGCCTACAGCAGCTTTATCGTAATCCCCTACCCTTATCATCTCCAAAGTGTTTTTAAAGCCTAGGAGTCCATTTAAGCCCATCTGGAAGGCCATGCCGATTAGTACAGCTTTACGAGGTTCATTTCCTATAGAATCAAACCATGATAGGTGCTTACGTATACCCTCGACAACACCCTTTACTCGGTTAAGAAGAAGGAATCTACTTTCTTCTTTGGTAATTCCTCCACCTTTGCGCTTATCAATAAGAATACCAACACCAATAGTTAGATAACCTAAATGATCTTCATAGGCATGTAATACTTCACCCTCTTCACGAATTAGTTGGTCTATAACATTCATTTCTTTTTTCCTTTAGCAACACTCTTCTTTCGCACAACCTCTTTATCGGCATTAACCTTGGCAGAAGTAACCCTAAGATTACTCTTAGAATTACTCCCTCCTTTAGATAACTCTTTCTTATGATCAACTTGTCGTGGATCCCCAACCTTTAAACCCATTTCACGGCGGGCTTTTCCTCTAAGGGCACGTTCTTTACCTCTCTTATCTCCATTTCTAACCTCCCAATCCCTTTCCGCTTTGTAATCCCGAACAGATTTTCCATCTACTTTCTTAATGAACGGCATTACAGGGCCTCTGCTGATATAAATAATGTGTCTATTTCATCTGAAGATAGTCCTAAACCAGTCAGTACTTTTAACACAACTGGATTCCTACGTCCTAAGTAGGGAGAGTACTCCCACATTAAGATAGCATCAGATCCTAGACTCTCTACAGCAGCTTGTACAGATGTTAAATACCCAATATGACTAAGGACTACCCTAGCACTAGACATAGAGACTATTTCAGGTACTGTTTTTTGTGGTATATCTTCACCTGTGTATACTATTACTGTTGATCCCAATAGGGATATATGTTTATCTCCTTGTAGTTCCAAAGCCTCTTTGTATGTTAGATTTGTGACGATAGCCATTTTTACTACCTCTCCTATATGAGTACTTCAATTAATACTAAATTGACATATACACCTATATTTGGCCCATTAGTTTTCAGTGTAAGACTTATTGTGCTTGGAATAGACGTATCTATAGTTTTCAGTACTGGTTGTGCTGACGAACCAGCGTATGAATTCTGTGAGTTCGGGAATGATATAATCTTATTAGTAGAACTGTTAAGATTCTGTACTATCCTCATACCTGAGCTAGTTGGGGAAGTAGTCACATAGAATGTATTGATAACATCTCCATTCCATCTAACAGAATATGTTTTCGATGTAGATGTTGAATCAGTACTACTGAACATATATGTTATTCTTGTAGTAGTGTCCATACCAAGAGGAGGTATTGTGAATGACACAGCTACAACTTCTGTTGATTGTGTAGCCACCACTGGACTTCCTTGTCCTGTGAATGGTATGTTTATTTTAAATGATGTTGTATTAGGGACATCAGTTACTTTGTAGAATCCCGGTGTCCATCCTGTACCTGATTTAATATATACATCTACACCAACAGCTCCTGGTGCCGTTAAACTATGTACCCCTGTGGATGTAAGGAGGGTTGTACCACTACCACCATCTGAAGCTGTAATACCAGTAAAAGCATTATTCACTTCAATAAGACTAATGCGTTGTGCTAGTTTAAAGAATAGTGGTACAGGTGTTGGAACCAGTCCAGTCTTTATATCTGCTAATGTAGCCTTCTTAGTGACACCACCTTGTGTTAATGCCACCTCTTCTACACCTGTTATAGTATCACTTGCTGGTAACGCTGAAATCTTTACGTTTGCCATATATATCCCTAATATCTCTAAGTTTCTTGAATAATAAAATTACCACTTTCAGTTATTAAGAAATCACCATTTTCAGCAAGAATACCATTAGTAGGTGTTGAACCACTTGGTGGGAAATCCTCACCTGCTGCTATAAATCTATGCATGAGATCATTGTATGTTCCAGATGTATCACTATAGAAATCTTTAAGGAATTGATACATGCGATCGTTAAATGTTCCTGTGTAACCTAAATCTCCTAACTCTTTAAAGATGAGGTCATTATAACACCCCCACCCTCTAAGAGCTTTAATCACTGCATCATTATCATTAAAATCTAATGGCATTGTCTTACCCTTTTATGTTTACTACTCGGATCCTCTGTAAATCATCTGCTACCTCATCCTGAACACCAGCAGAGATTTTAGCCTCTCGTTCAATCATAGCTTTAGTTGGTCTACCTTTCGTCTCTTTATCCTTCCACCCTTTATCCGCTAACCACTTGTTAGCGTTAAATGATATATTAGGGTTCTCACTAAATGTTGCGGATATAATCTGTTTAAGATTACTACTCTTAATCTTAATCTCTAACTCATCTCTCCAACTCTTAACCATCTTCTGACATTGCGCCACTTCACATAGTTTTAACCAATGCGTCCAGCCATCTAAGTAGTCATTAGCGAATTCATACTCAAATCCCGGAGTGTGATCATAGTTCATATATATACGATATAGAGAAGGGTATAATACACCATCTTGTTCTACGTCACGTCTCTTACTCGTGTATATCGCATAGTTGTTCGTATCTTGCATCTCTAAGAATAGACCTGCACAAACATATCTTCCTACTGAATCATGGAACACTGGTTCCTTAATCTTGGTCATTATATTCCTTATGTCAAATTTTAGACGTAGTTATTCTATGAGAGGGGTTTAGCTCTATCATATATAATATAGTAGTTATTAAGACTAGCATATACATTATTAGTAGTACCTAAGTACTACATTTAATACATACAATAATAGTAACACCAACTATATTACACACAATAGATAATAGACTATGCCCCATCCTCCTCACAGTCTATGAATCTATGCTCCGCTGATAATAATGATTAAGAATATCTTATATGTACGACCCAGAGATCAGCGCCACCAAGGCGTTAGATCCACTTTAGCACACATTAGTAGTCACCCTACCATCATCTTGCAGGTTCTACTCTTCCTCTACTTGCCCTTTTCGCACCGCTCTATAAAATGCAGGGTGGCCGGCCCTAGTACCTTTCGGCATGACGTCGCTATATGTAGTAGCTTCATAAGAGTGATGCGGTCACTCTCTTCCACCCCCCTCTCATTGGGTGGCTTAACCATTATCTGTAATATCACCAACAGGTATATCACTCGACTATATTTATAGTATACCTTCTGTCGTCTCCATACTGGTATATCTCACTGTATGTATACCATGACAACGTATATTCAATAAAGTTCAATAATATTTTGTATTATTTTAATATTTATTATGGCAGAAATAGAACGAGCCGTAAAATCAATAATTTCTAGTAGAAATATTTTAGTTGATATGCACATAGAACACGCACCCCTCACACCCCCTGGGGGCCAGTGTCACATAATATAAGATATTTCATCGATAATGAAATGTATTTCATCGATAATGAAATGTATTTCAGTTCGACACTGGTATCTAGTGTCACATAATATATGAATATATTCTAATGACATACATTATCGCTGTCGCTGCTAATAATATGATATGACATTATGGTATGACTATGGCGTATCTGGAATGAAATGAAGATGTATTACAATGACATATGATATTATCGTCTGGAACGAAGTGAAGACATATGTGTTGTATATTAGGCATCTGGAATGAAATGAAGATGTATTGTCGCTAAAAAGAGACAGTGTTGTAAAAATGATACAACATAATATATTCATAAAGTGTGCCAACTTTACAGTTGACACTAACTATATTTTATGGCAAATAACAAACTACACATGACCACATATTATTATCACACATATCCTATTGATTTTATTGACTGATGAATATATCTGGATCAAAGTGAAGATATATTGCAGAAAAGAGTTGACAACCAGTTCAGAGTTCTGTAAAGTGCGAACCATCAGCTTACGAACTTATTCTTACATATATATATAGAGGGGTTTTGAGGGAGGGTAAAATAATTTGAAAATAAATTTGGAGTGTAGCGAAAATAACCCTAAAGTTCTGTGATGGTTTACCGATAATAAAGTTGTAGCATTTGGAACGTAGTGAAAATGTATTTAAATTACTAATACAAGGAGAATGAAATGAATGATTATAATGATGATAGAAAATCTATCGAACAAGAAGGAAGTATAGACAGTGATAGATTTATTAGTGTAGAAGATCTTGAAGAGTTTGATGATATGTTCACAGATTTTGAAGATGATAATAACAGAATCATAATGGAAATGTTGGAATGTATAGATTTGGAATGAAGAGTAACTAAGATAGTTCTAAAGGTTTTTACAGAGGTGTCGTTAACAGTAACATACACAACATACATAAGGATGGTTGAATCATGAAAATTAATTATAGAATAGTATTGAGACGGTCAATAGATGGTATTGAAGTTGGTACAATCTTCGGGGAGTATCATTCTTATTACTCAGCTGTTATTGCAGCAAATGACAGCCCATACAGTGATGATCTGGACATACTAGATGTAAGACAAGGAGGATATAATGGTTAAGATATTAAACAGTGCAGTGTTCGGTTGGGTGGTAGCAATAATAGTATTCTCAACAACTGCTAAAGTTTCACATGAGATAGCCGAAGCTCTTTACGAGCAAGGCACAGAGGTTATAACCTCTCTGTTACAATAGTAGAAACAGGTAACAAACTTATAAACTAGGAGAGATTATGATTTACGATAGAATTAAACTGTTGCCATATGCGATATTGTTGACAGTGTTACACATGATTTTACCTAATGAAGCATTTAATGTAGTATTAGGAGGAGTATTAGTTTGGGGAGTAGGATACATTCTTTACAGTTGGTACACTGGTATTGCAGAGATTTTTAAATAACATTAAAGTTTTGTCACTAGGTGACGTTAATATATATATCAACAACAAGGAGATTAAAATGACATACGGATTAGTATACTTGACAGGTATCAATGGAAGAGATAAAGGAGATATCCACAGCACACATGACAGTAAGGAGGAGGCAGAAGCAAAGATAGTACAAATGCATATGCAAGATTTCATGGCTGTGGTTGACATGACGCAGAGAGAAAGAATGATACACGTTATGGTTATCAAAGGAAATAGAGATTACAGGAAAGAATGGAAAGCACCTAATAATAAAGGAGAATAAAATGAAACAAATTACACAACAAGAGTTTGATAAAGCTTTGAGCAACAACCCACGCATGACGGTTAAGCAAGAGATAGTCGGTCAAGCGTCATGGGATACATACAGTGGTCGTGGCGTGAAGGGAAAGGTACAAGTTTTATATGTTAAACGTAACTATAGGAACCAAATCACATTCTTCCAAAATGATTGTAATGATGATGGTGTATTATAAATAATCCTTGACACACTGGAAACAACCCTTTAAGATGCAAACTTAGTTAGTTAAATATTATTAGGAGATTTAAATGTACACTATCAAGATGGATGAAAGATTTGGAGGTGCTAGTATTAACTGTGAAGATGCTAACACTACTGCGCGTAAAGCATGTCGATTAATCGGAGGGACATACAGGATATATGACAATGATGGTGCAGAGTACTGGGTAGAAGCTTTTGGCAAGGTTAAAATTTTACATAAATGCGGAGATTAAAATGTTAATCACTATATATCACAGCAAGAGAGATATAAACGGCAATAGCTACCACGCTATAGAACTGTCAAGATTAGGGCAGGTGTTGACACAGGGTAAATTTGATTATGGGGATATAAACTACGGTGATCTATACAGTAAGGGTATAGAGGTTACAGAAAAAGAATTATCAATCAAGGAATATAAACGTTACGTTAAAGACTTACCATATTTTGGATACCGTTGGGAAGATATCAAGGAAGGGTTATGGATAGACTAAAAGAGAAGAGAAAGAATATAATTGGCGGGGTGATGTTTGCCCTTCCAGTTATAACCTTAGTCATCTTCTTAATGGGAGATGACGACAAGATAACCGAAGATAACGCATGTTCGTCACAAAACGAAGTGGCGTATCATGATAACAATTACACATGGGGGAGTGAACCTACTACAACACACAACTATTTTCTAGGTGTAGAATGCTTAGACAAGGGTGGTAATCCTTGTGCAGGGTTGAATTATTATGACGATACGCCATCAGATTTGATAGTAACATGGCCAAATATAAACAAGAGTCGGTCAACGAGCTGCACAGATAGTACTAAAGTATCAGAACCAAACGCCGTAACATTAGTAGCACTAGGAGCATTATTAATTAGTTTAATGAGGAGAATAAAATGAACAAATTCAACACTGAAGAAAAAGTATTCTTTGAAGAAATGGCAATGCGGTATGACGAAGAAACAGAAATTGCTTGCCAACGCCTTGAAGATATGGAGTATTTACTAAGTCTGAAGGGCGACATATTTACAGGGGAAAAATATAATGATTAAGAACACATATTACAGGGCTATCATGAAAGCATCTTGTGACGGCATACTACCAGAAATGGGGGATTATTGGCGTAATCACAGTATAGAAGGGTCAAAAGACTATACAGAAAGATATAGAAAAAGTGATCTTATAGACTTTCTTGCAATACTAATAAAAGTTAGGGGATAGAGGCATGACTAGCTATTTGATAGGGAAAGAGCAATGTCCTAAATGTGCCAGTAATGGAGGGGATACACGTAGAGATAACTGCGCAGTGTATTCAGACGGTCATAAACATTGCTTTAAATGTGGCTACACTAAGGGTAATAAGTACAGTATTTTTAAGCCTGCTGAGGTAGGCTTAAAAAAGTCATACGCCTACCGAGAGACGTTAGCATAGATTATTATGTGCCAGCTCTCGAGTGGGCGGGAGGGTATGGTGTAACCAAGGAGGATTTACTGAAGGTTAATGCTTTATGGTCAAAGAAATATAACGGGTTGATATTCCCGTTATTCATTGAAGATCAATTAGTTATGTATTCTGTAAGGTATTTTAATGGAGGGTTAAAGAGTAGAAGTTTCGGTAGCCTGAAGAGTAACTACATTCTACCGAGTAGAAATAGAACATGTGTCATCGTAGAAGATGTTATATCAGGGATTACGATACACAAAGCTGGATACTCTTGTCTGGTGTTGTTTGGTTCTTACAACCCTAAGGAGAAGATAGCTAGTCTAAATTATGATAAATATATTCTTTGGTTAGATGCTGATAAGGCAAAGGAGGGGATTGCATACACACGCGGAGTTAAAAATATGCAACAGGTAATCACTGTGGAAGATCCAAAAAGATATTCAATAAGAGGTATACAAGATACTCTTGCTAATATATCCTTCTAGGAATGACTAGGATAGCACACAGTAGATTATTATATTAATCTGATACCCTTACTAGGGAGGGTATGTATATAGCCTAGAATTGATTTTAAATTAATAGGAGTCGGTCAACATGACTAATAAAGATAGAGTGTTATTCTTGCGTAAAACAATCCTGTTACACAGCTACATTTATTACAAACTGTATGACAGTGTAATAGACGATTGTATATTTGATAGTTACTGTCAAGAATTGGTAAGAATAAATGAAGATTGCGGTTACTATGATGAGGAGTTTAAAGACTTTGATGGTAGTACAGGGTATCACCTGCCACATGACACAGAAATAGCACAGATGGCAAAAGAAGCATTGTCTTGACTTTTAGAATATTGTATGATAAAATCTATATACATTAATGCGGCATCAAGCCGCTATATAATAATATAATATTAATTATTAATAAATAATATAGATTTTTAGACAACAGAAACAGAAGAAAGTTTCTAAGGAGAAACAAAGATGTTAGAATTACAGATAATACACAATCTTCTTAACAAAGAACAGTACCAGAAGTACAGAGGGTATATAAAACCTTCTGAAGAATTTGAGAAGTATTACAAGGTGTTAGATAAACTATCTTCGCTAAACCGAGATATTACACTGGAAGAATACACAGCGGCACTTCCAGATAAATTGGAATTTAGTATATCATCTTCTTTTGGAGAAGATTATATAGAGAAGGCTTTATCAGAAATAAAACTTAGGCAGTGGGCTTATGACCATGCAGCACTGGCAATTGATGTCTCAGAAGGTAGGAAAGATGTTAGTATGTTATCTTCTCACCTAGATATAGTTAGTAACACAGAAATAGAACAGACTAACATTGTAAGCTCTTCTCTATCTGATTTAGTAGATAGGAAAAGGAATAACCCTTCTTTGAAATGGCGGTTAAAGAGTTTAAATGATGCAACTGGAGGGTTAGAAATTGGTAACTTTACATTCTTGTTTGCTAGGGTAGAGACAGGTAAAACAACATTCTTGGTTAGTGAAGTTACACACTTTGCCTCACAAGTAAAATCACCCATCATATGGGTTAATAACGAAGAAGCCGGTCACAAGGTGATGGAGAGGCTATATTGCGCAGCATTAGGATGGACTAAGCAACAGTTGTACCATGACGTAAAAGCTACTGAAGCGCAATATAAGAAGGTTACAGGTGATAATATCATACTACTTGATTCTGCACAAACAACTTACTGGGATGTTCAGAACTTGTGTAAGAAGATTTCCCCTAGTCTTTTGGTGATTGATCAACTGGACAAAGTTAAAGGGTTTAAGAATGATAGAAGAGATGTCCAACTAGGTATGAATTATATCTGGGCTAGAGAAATGGCTAAACAATATTGCCCAGTTATTGCAGTATCCCAAGCATCAGATAGTGGTAGTAATAAAATGTGGCTCACTGAATCAGACGTAGCAGATAGCAAGACAAGTAAGGCGGCAGAGGCAGACTTAATTATAGGTATTGGTAAGACTGATCAGAGTGATAATCTTAGAGGCTTGAATATCTTAAAAAATAAGCTAGAAGGAGGACATCCTAAGATTACATGCAGAATTAAACCAGATGTTGCACGATACGAAGATTTATGATATAGTACATTCTCAATTAACAGTAAATAGGAGAAGATACAGGGATGAGTGATTCAGAATTATGTGATTTGATTGCTGAAGTTTGGGTTGATAATGGTGGAGACGTTGAGGGGATAGATTACTGCATTGGAATGATTCGTGAGTCGATTAAAAAAGAAATCATTTCTCGATCTGAAACCGTAGTATAATAGATACACACTAAGGGGTACAATGATGGAAATTTATGACGAAGATTTGGCTAGCTACTATGACTACCGTGATGATCTTGATAACGATGATCAGATTGATCTGATGTTAGATAGAGGACAAGATGCAGATTACATTAACAGAGGTAATCATGGTGGGATATACTGGTGACATATTATGAAGATAATAACGATTGATACCGAGACAAGTTGTTATAACAAAGGTAATTTTAAAGATAGGAGGAATAACCTAGTAACGTTTCAATATAAATACCTTGGCGAGGATGCAGTTGTTATTAGAACGTTACGCACCAACAAGAGAGAGGAGGTACAGAAGGTTATCTCTGATGCAGACATGCTTGTGGGCTTTAACATTAAGTTTGATCTGCACTGGTTAAGGAATTACGGAATAGATATATCAGGTATTAGAGTTTGGGATTGTCAGTTAGCTGAATATCTTCTTGAAAGCCAACAGAATCCATACAATTCTTTGAATGATGCACTACAGAAATACGGACTTGACCTTAAACCTGACACAGTTAAAGAAGAGTATTGGGTTAAAGGAGTTAATACAGACGACATACCAGAGGAGATTTTAAACGAGTATGGTAAATATGATGTAGAAGGTACTGAAGAAGTATTCAAGAAACAACGGGAACAATTTAAGAATGAAGCAAAGGGTAAACTACCACTTCTAAAGCTACAGAATGCTGATCTACTGGTGTTAGAAGATATTGAGTATAATGGGGTATGCTTTGACACAAAGTCTGCTGTAGCGTATTCTAGAGATGTTGAGGACAGGTGTGTAGAGGTTATCAAAAGAATACATGAGATAATTAATATACCTGAAGGGTGTGAGTTTAATATTTCATCTAATGATCATTTATCAGCGGTGATATACGGTGGAGTTATAACAACTACAATCAGGACACCTAATGGTGTGTTTGCTACAGGTGCTAAAGTCGGTCAAGTGAAGTATAGTTTATCAAAAGTTGAACATAGTTTCCCACAACTGGCAGTACCTAACCCTAAAAAGGAGACAAAGAAAAGTAAACTAGGTGATGGTAGTAAACAATCATGGAGTGTAGCAGAAGATGTGCTGCATAGCCTACGTGTACGTGGTGTAGCTAAGGAGTTGATCACATTAGTATTAGAGCACTCTAAACTTGAGAAACTTATTGGTACCTACTTACAAGGGTATACGGCACTCATAGAAAAGATGAACTGGCCTAAAGATATGCTATATAGCAACCTTAATCAATGCACTGCGGTTACTGGTAGACTATCTAGTACACGGCCTAACGCTCAGAATGCTAACCCAGAGACAAAAAAGTTTATGGGAAGTAGGTATAAAGATGGAGTATTATTGAACTATGACGTTAAAGGGTTGGAGGTTGTAGCCGTTGCATATCTGTCACAAGATCCTATTCTTATGAAAGAATTAGAAGATGGTGTCGATATACATACAGCAAATCAAGAGGCGTTTAATCTACCTTCTCGATTAGTAGCAAAAATTCTGAAATTCCGTTAACAAAATGGCGGAAGTAAAAGTAGGTGAATTCGGTGGACACCCTACCATTTAGTTGAGGGCAATACCGAGCTAAGCAAAACATTTAAGTTTCGATTGACTACCTCAATAAAATAAGATATAATAGTATCTTTAATAGGAGGAGTTATGAGAAGACTTAAAAACAAAGATTGTTCAGAATGTGGTGCAGAGTATACGCCTACGGGGAGTTGTTCTAAATACTGCCCTACGTGTAGACCTGTAGTAACAGATAGAATTAGAAACGAGGGTATTAACCGGTGGCAGTACGCCAAAGGTATACTGAATGGTACAGGTTCAGGTAGTGCTACTGGAAAAGGTGCTGAGAATCATATGTACACACATGGACGAAGTACATTTGCTCGTTGGGCTAGGGAACGTAAAGAAACTGTAGGATTGTGTGAAGATTGTGGTAAAGATATAAAAGATGCTACACATTATATGTGGGTTGGGCATCATAAAGACCATGATAGAAGCAATAATACAATGGAAAACCTAGTAATTCTCTGTAAAAGATGTCATCAGATTGAACATGAATGTTGGAAAAGTTTTGAAAGTGTAGAGACTATCCGCAAGGAGTAGGGCTGACAACAGCTCGAAGCGCCTACCATCAAGAGATTGATGATAATATAGTCCGCTCTGTATAGTAATATACAGCTAACACAAGGTTAGTTTATGGAGCTACTGAATATTCATTTGCTCAAGATCCTGACTTTACTTCAGTATCCACGTCCAATAAATACTGGGCAAAGGTTATTGAAAAGTATTACGAGAAGTACGCAGGGATTAGTGCATGGCACCAGAGATTAGTAGATGAAGTTTGTAACATAGGATATATAACAACACCTACAGGAAGGACACTTAAGTTTGACTTGAGTAGTTTTACAATACCACTTACAATGATCAAGAATCACCCTGTACAATCCTTAGGTGCTGATATTGTGTCTATACTTCGTGTGGATTTACACAAGCGTATTAAGAAGATTGGTGTTAAGTGTGAGATGATTAACACAGTTCATGATAGCATAGTATTTGATGTAGCAGATAAAAAAGATGTTGACAAAGTAGCAGAGGTAACGTATAATGTTCTTAATGATTTCCCTACCAATTTTAAGAATGTTTTTGGTAAGGATTTCAACTTAAGTATCAGTGGTGAAATTGGGGTAGGTGTTAACCTACATGATTTGGTTAAATTAGAAAGGGTATAAAATGATTATTACTGGAACAGTAGTTGACACAGAGTTTAACGTACAAGTTGCAAAGAATGGTGGTGGAACTTACTTAGGCAGTTCCCTCTTGTTTAAAGATAGTAACGGACAAGTTAAGACTAAGAGTTGGGCGCAAAAGATATTTGACAATCCATCATTTAGTACCAATGCCAACGTTATTAAGAGTTTAGCTAAAGGTGATGAATTCACAGTCGATATGGAAAAGAATGACGCAGGGTTTTGGAATTGGAATACTATCACCAAAGGATCTTCAG